ATTCTTCCCTCCCTGAGAGTTCATCGTATAGCTCCCTAAGACGGGCTATGTTTTTGTCTAGATCCTTTTCTTTGTCTCTGAGAAGTTTTCGGGCTTCTACCCGTGAGTCCTTACCTGTCTCTGCTTTTAATCTCTCGTAGAGGGTAGCGAGGCGACCCTCCATTTGAGATTTTTCGACTTCTTTTTGTTTTATTACCTCATTTAGGGATTTAACCTGATTAATGATTTCACTTGTCTCCAAGTTTTTCTGCGACATTTTTCATTACCTCCTTATGTAGTTCCTTTATATCACGAGATATGTCCTTCTTCCCTAATCTGTCATCCATACTTTTTGCATAGTCTAGTCCTTTTATCTCGGTTGTGTTTCTGACCATCTCTACAAATGCCAACATTCGTTCATCCTCTGCCTTTTTCTTCCTCGCTTCATCGATGCTAAAGACTTCTTCGGCAGGTCTGATAGGGATATAATGAGGAGCCAAAGTTCTCTCCTCTGTGTCATAGATGTACACGACAGGTTTGTGATTTATTTGGTCTATGTTCTGCCTCATCAAAGAACCACAATTCACATGGAATCTTCCTTTTGACTGTAACATGAAGTGTTGATGATTGTCTCCCGACACGATTAAATCCCATTGTGTCTCTCTCAAAAAAATATTGGCCCTCTTGTATTCCTCCTGTCCTTCCCATAGTTTTTCATCAACAAACATTTTGTGGATGAGTAGAATGTCCACTGTATTCTGCCCTCCGAACTTTTCTATTTCTGGGATTTCTTCTTCCCAGCTTACTCCAAAGATATGGATGGGAGTCTCTTTGTTAAATATATTGTATGGTTTGGGTGGGATTCCAACTATACTGATAGCCTTGGCTGCTTCCATCAACATAAGTGGAGTGTTCTCAGTTGCAACATGATAGAGCATATCGTGTTGCCCTCTGACGGTTATCTTGTCTCTATTGGGGGTTTCTCGGAACATTAAAATGTATTGTCTAATGATCCAATAAGGGAGTTTTGAGTGGTCGGTAACATCACCAGGGAACAAGATAATCTTACACCCTTCTTCTTTAGCTAGATTGAGAACCCAGAATATTTTTTCCTTTTGAGTCTCAACAAAGTCGTCTATTCGGTGTTCGGGGGCAGTTACTCTAATATGAAGATCACCTCCGCATAATATCTTCATCCCATCTCCTTTATATGTCTGCGGATATTTTCGGTTATAGGTTGATGGCAGAAGGGACAGATTGAAAGTTGCTCAAACAGTTCATCACGATCTGAGTATAGTGCGGATAATGCTTCAGATCCGCTCTCTGCTGCGTTTTCTGTCTGATGTATATCTCGCAGTATCTTTTCAATTATCCCACGTTCTAGCCTTAAATTTGACACGTTTCCCGCGATATTCATCATTTCTGTGTGAATTTCCCTAATCTCTAACCATCTATTTATATCTTTTAGATCGGATTCAGTAGAGGATATGCTTTGCAGGAGTTCATTCAAATATTGGTTTTCTTGTCTTTGGGAGATTATCTGTTGAATTAATTCGGTTATGCAGGTTGCTTCATCCCTGATTCCCAGAATTTTATTTATGTTACCTAGTTCGCTTTCTACCGCATGTATTTCACCTAATAACTTCCCTACAGTAGTAATCCATAATTGTGTCTCATTTACTTGAGGCATAAGTGCCTCAAGTGCCTCAATTATCCCACCCATTTCATCTAATCTGCTATATTGCTTTAACTCCTTCTCCTTCATCCCAACTATTTCATTCGTTACATCTATGTCGGTGCGGGTCTTTCGTATTATTGAAGCCAATGTCTCTCGGTATATGTCGATGATTTCTAACCCTACTGCCTCATTCAACATACGGCCTATTTCACCGGGAGAATAGGGCGGTTGTAGCATGAAGTAAGGATCGTGTTGTGATTGTATGTTGATTGAAGACATTTGGGTTATATTGGAAACTTCTTCGGGAACATCAGAGCGGATAGCTCGGAGAGGTTTACCTAGTGTAGAAGTATGATATTGGTTATAGGAAACAGTACGCTCCCTGCTAATGTGACCCTCTTCAAAAACAATCCCTACTGCCACACTTTCTTTATCTTCAACGTCCCAATTCTTGAAGTCTTCGCCTCTAGGCTTATTCTCAATCGCCCACTTTAATCCTCTAACAAGAGAAGACTTCCCGTTTCGGGAAGTCCCGACTATTACAGTTAACGCTTTTGAGGGTTTGATGATAGATACACGGTGGGGTTGAAAGTTTATCCATTCTATTTTTGAGATTGTCATGCTGATATCCTCAATAGTTTGTTGACAGAGACAGCTTAGGTTTTAACAATCCGGACTCCATGAGTTCATCGGGGTCTATCCACGATAGAAAATCCCCCAGTCCTTTCAAGTTAAATGTCTCCCCAATTATGTTAGCAGTGATGTATTGGCCGTGAGGTGGGCCGCAAATCTCTTGCAGTCTTCTCCAATAACTGCTCCTCATCATAATGCAGGGGGTACGAAAGGGACGCCGAAATATAAGAATTGGTTCCCTATTTGTGTACCAAGCATCATCCCTACATTGGTCCCAAAACTCTTGCAGTCTAGGAGTGGACTGTTGGGAGTCAAGTATTTCGAGGAGTCCCCAGTCGAAGATTCTCTTCTTCCCTCCTTCCTTTACCACTTTAGAGTAGCCTGTCTTACACTCTATGTTCCAAGCATCTATGAGTAGTTTCCCTTCAGGGAGGCGGTAGGTTATGTCTCCCCTACCGCCTCTCCTGTTTCTCCTAAATACTTCATTTGTCGCTTCATTAGAATACCACAGGGATAATCTCTTCGATATTTCTAATTCGAAACCTCCCCCTTTTGCCATAAAACTACCTCACTTTCGGCAACCTCTTTTCTTTAAGCTGTTCACTTGCTTCGTTCCAGATCCTTATAGTTTCCTCTTTGAGGGCTTCTGTCAGTTTGTTCTTCTCTATGTAGTGGATAGCATCGGCAATCGCCACATAATTTCTGTCCACAGCTCGGTAAGTGTTTAATTTGAGCATGTTTTTAACGTATTGGAGATTGGCTCGGATGTCATCAATCCCGTGTCCGAACACAATGTAGATAGGAGCATCTCTTTTGGGCATATCTATGGAGTTCTTTTCTACTTTAACGGTAGTGTAAATCCCAATAGTGGTCTCTATGTCTACAGAGTCCTCGGCCCCTGTTATTTTTATTCTCTTCTTCCTTGTGATCATGTGGGGTTTTCCAGGAAACAGCGACAACCTCACCGACGAGTAGTATTTGATAGCTTCACCTCCGGGTGTGAAGGTTCCAAACTGACTTTGCCTAAGTTGATTTGTACAGACTAGCAACCAATCCCTATCAGCAATCATCCTGCACGATTTCCTGAATCCCTCGCTAAACTCCTTACCTCTCCTCATTCCCATCGAATCCCCCTTTTCAGACAGTTCTAATTCAGTGGAGAGAGCTGCAAGGGAATCAGCAACAAAGGCATTAGGACGTTCTGAATCCTTCGGTTTCCAATTGATAATCAAATCAAAGAGATCGGATACTGTGTTAGGCCTATGGTAGTCGAAGAAGTCTTCACGAATGTCCACTCCAAATATCTGAGAGTATTCGGTGTCTAGACGAGCTTCAGGATCGGCAAATCTAACTTGTCCTTTATTTTTCTTGCTCTGCACGGCGGCAGATATTTCTGCCGCCAATGCCGTTTTGCCTACGCTGGGGGGTCCGAATATTTCTATTATGACTCCCCCAGGGAGGCCTCCTCCTTTTATTCTATCTCCAGATATAGCCAGATCCAACAGAGTGCTGCCTGTAGATATTTGGTGGTTGAACCTGATAGGTCTCTTGATGAAGGCCAGATCCTCATCAGTTATCTCTAGATGGGCTTCTTCGGTTACCTCCTGTTCCATACTATCGAGTGTTTCATTAGGAATTTGGAGTTCAACCATATTTTACTCCTTCTTCTTTCCCTTCTTCTTTACTTTTGTCAATCTATCACTTTCGTCGGCACAGGCGTCCCACTTAGTGCAGTTCCCACAGTCCGCCGTTTGCTCTAAGTCTACTCCAAAAGTGTGACCATGAGGACACTCGTTGTCCTTCATTGATTCCTTAGCAACTTCTTCCTTATTATCGTCGCCGGGGATGCTGAGAGCGGGTTTCTCTTCTGTAGATTCGATTTCTTCCGTAGTCTCTGTGGCTGCTTCTCCGTAATCGTCCGTGTCCGTCTCAGCTTCTGGCTCAGAAGGCATTCCTGACAGAAGACTAACTGTGACGGGTTGATTGCTGTAAGGAATCTGGAAGAAAGTCTCGAAGACCTGCTTATAATCAGGGATGGTTACCACTTCATCTATTGAAACCGATTGTTTGAGTATCTCTAGGGGAATTGGACCGTCTCTGTCAACAAACTTATGTCCTAAGTAGGATGTATTGGTAGGTCCCATTCCCTTTCTTTTAAACATTACACTTTTGCCATCCCTGGGATGGGTCCAACTCAGAAATCCTCCTTCCTTGGGAAGCTTCGCTATTTCGGCGACATTGTTCTCGAAGAAAAAGTGGGCGATAATCCAAAGCTGAACGCCCTTCTTTGTCTCTTCCTTTGAGTCGTGACACCAAATGTTGTAAGCAACTCTTCGAATGGGTCTGTTGGAGTCTAGAATCTTCTGTTCTCTGTCGGAGAGTTTCTCTTTATCAAACAACATACTCCGAAGTTCACAGATAGGGCAAGACATGCCGAATGTTTGAGCCAAACAGATCATGTCCGTCCTAATAGGACCTACACGGGGATGCACATAGAGTTCCATCTTGTAGACGATGTTTCCCTCTTTTTTGTTCTGCAGGCGGGATTTTGTCATTATCTTCCCAGCCTTAAAGGGAATAATGTCTAAGATATGCTCACCCTCTTTTGCTCTCCATTCACCTGGCCTACTGATGTCATCACGAAAGATGGACTGCATCAGATACAAATCATCCTTTGTCTCATACGAGTGTTTCATCTCCTCATAGAGGTCCTTTGCCGCCTGCTCTGTATCAAAATCTTCATACGTTAATGTCATCTTGCGTCTCCTCTATTGTTTGGAATAGACCTTTTTCTGTTTTTCTATACCACGCCTCTAATGATTCTTCTTGCGCCTGTGTCACCTCCTTGTCTAGTTTCTCTTTCTCTTCTTTGCTGAATTTAGGCTCGACATAGGGGCGAGAATAATACTGTCTATTATGCAAGTTACAGAGATCCGACAGATTTCTTTTCCTATGCTCGAACGCCCGTACTGCTACTTTCAACTTAGCCGCCCTCCCCTTTGCTCTATAGAACACATCATAGGCGGCTTTTACCCGTGTATCACGCATGATAGCCGCCTTAATGAAGGGTTCAGTAGGAGGGCGATCTTCTGACCACCCATACTTAGAGGGGTTTTCTCTGATGTCTTCATCCACCTCAGCCTCAATTACCTTGATTCTCCTCTCTGCCTTCTCCTTTCTAAGATCAGCTTCAGCATGAACATTTCCCCATCTTTCATACCGAAGTGAATGATCCACACATTCCTCATCCAGATCATACTTGTCGATTCTGAGGTCTTCTTTATAGCCCATCTTTTTTCTCCCTTGCAAGTTTCATTTGAAATAGGGCTACACGGTAGCAAGCACTTGTTAGTCCTCCATCTCTGCTCCATATAAATGAGTTATTAAATTGACCCAATATAAAGTCAGCAAGATTAGTTTTCGTTCCCATATCATTATCCCACATAACTCTTTTCATATAACCTATTATTGCATAGCGGACATCTTCGGGTTCGTCTTTTAGGTTCTTCAGAATAGACGCCATTTGTTTCCACTTGTTGGGGTTCCAGGGAGAAACCAACAGTCTGCACAAGTCAATAGTTTCGGTTTCATCTATTGTGAGGTCTTTTAGGATTTGGAGAATTATGGTTTCATCTCTAAGGGAGATTACTTTCTCTAGTAAGGCTATGGCTTTTCTGGGGATGCCATCAGCCTGTTTTATTATCTCTCTCTTTGCTGCTCGGGGAAAGCTGTCGGCTTTTTCTTTTTCTAAGATTTCATCCAAGAGGTAGCTCATATCGGGATAGACAAGTTTTTGCATCTCAAATTTAGCTACTCGTCCCTCATCTGCTAGTGTGGGGATGAGTTTAGATTGGTCTGTGGTGCAGAGTATGAAGTAGACACGAGGGGGAGGTTTCTCGGTAAGCTTTAGTAGGGCGTTCTGGGCTTCATTGGTGAGTTTGTGGCATTCATCCAGGATGTAGACTTTGGACGACCCTTCAAGGGGGGCGTATCGACAGTCCTCATCAATATTTCTGATTGTATCAATCCCTCTCGTGTTGGCTGTATTATACTCATAAATTTCCTTACTTCCCACTTCTTTCCCGATAACAAACCCCATCGTAGTCTTACCACACCCTCTTTCACCTATGAACATGAAGCTCCTCTTGGCTTTCTTATCGAGGAGTTCCCGGAGGGTGCGTTTTGTTGACTCATTCCCAATTATGTCATCCAACTTCTGGGGGCGGTATTTAGTTATGAGGGATTCTACCATTCGATCTCCTTCCATGTCATTAGGGTTCTCGTTCCATCTTTTGCAACGTGATACCCCTGATTGTTTATCTTTTTCTTGTCATACCAAGTGCCTTCGATTGGGGTCAATTCCGCCTCTAATAAAAGGGGGACTTTTATCCAATCCTGTTCTTTCCGTATATCCTCCGTTGCTATTCTCTTGATGGTTCTGAGGATATGTTCTACTTCGGGTGGATGAAAATCAAATACGATGGAATCATGTATTTGCCCGTATATCTTAGAAATCCATTTCTCCTCTTCTCTCTTCTTTACCGCCCTAATATAAGTCCACTGCAAACAATGATAGGCATCGGCTTGGATGGGTGTATTGGCTATCTTGTTCTTTTTTAGATAACCCCCTCTTCTGAATCCGAAGTAAGTCTCCACATATCCCTTTCTCTGAAACTCTCTCATTTTCCTGAGGATCCATTCATTGTGAATCTCATATAGTTCCCAAAATCTACTCTCACAATCCTTCACATGCTGCTCGAAGTCTTCATAAGCCGTCCTGCTTGTAATAATTATTCCCTTATCCTTCAAATGGTTGAATACCGTCTTATCTTCCCCCGTTCTAAGATTGATGCAGTTCTCCCAAAGATCCGCTGCACATAACTTAAAATAGCTTCCATAAAACTGGGGAAAAACAAAACAATTCTTGGCATAGAATCTTATTTGGGAAGTCATTTGGTTATCATCTAAGCAGAAGAGATTAGCAGCCTGATCTCTGTGCATATCTGTGGTAGGATCTTGTATGTAACGGATAAGAGTTGGGTCGTGTGAGTGGCATGCTGCGATTCTAACTTCCATGGATCCATAATCAGTTTCCCCAATCTGATTTCCAGAACTCGGTATGATTCCGCTTCTTGTGACTCTTTTAGCCTCCTCATCTCTGACTGGCACATTTTGAAAATTTGGGTCAGAGTAGCTTGATCGATAGGATCTTGCTCTATGGAGGTTGACGTTTGGGTGCATTTTTCCTTCATAAGTCTCCCTCAGGAAAGGCAACACATAGGTGTTGCGTTGTTTTCGTATCTTTCTTAGG